AACGTGGAGAACGTGGAGAACGTGGAGAACGTGGAGAACGTGGAGAACGTGGAGAACGTTGAGCAGACGCCCGAACAGCAAAAGGCCGCCGCTATCTTGCGGGCCAAGTTGCCCGAGTTGCAGGCGCATGGCCTCAATTTTGAGCGCAGAACGGGTAACTTTTTCAAAGCGTCTGTCTACATCGACGATGATGGCGTGGAGAAGGTGCGCCGCACCATCGTGCCGGACGACGAAATAGCGGCCGACGCTTTGCCCGGCGTGGCTATCAAGCGCGCCGCCCGTACCGTGATCGATGCAGAAAAGGACGCCGAGCGGCTCGCGGCCCGCGTTGAGGAGTGCCGCAAGGCGCTTGCGGACGCTGAAGCGGATCAGGCCGCACACGTCGATGCGGTCAAGGATGCCACGGAGGCCGTGATGGAGTACGTGATGCCTGAGCGGGCAAAGCGCGAAACGCTGGTCGCCAAAGTGGCCGACGCGGAAGCGCGCGCCGCAAAAGCTGTCTCCGACGTTGAGCGGCTGCGGCAAATGCTGATCGCCGCGGGTATCGACCCGGACGCGGCAATGTAGCCAACAAAGCACGTATATAGAAGCACCCGGCCCGAAAGGGCCGGGCTTGCTCGTTTTTACGGGGCACCCCAGCCCACAAACGTCCGAACCGGGGTACATATTAAGGTATGCCCGGCGCGCGGTTCGCGGCCGCCAGGACGGCAAAAACCCGATCGAAACGGCCCAAAACGGCCGTTTCGTTCATTTAATTCAATTTTGCGTATGTTAATAACATTATCGAATTTTGCCGGGTTCCAGAATAAATCCGTCCCAATCGAATCAACAGCCGCGCCGAATGGCGCTGGTAAAACTACGTTGGTAAATGCCTATTATTGGGCGCTGACTGGTAAAACTCTGGACGGCTTCGACGTGCGGCCCGCGGGCCGTCGTGACGTCGTGACGTCCGTAACGTTATCCGGCTTTGCGGGCGTGGAAATACGTCGCACGTTAACCGCAAAGGGCACGACGTTGTACGTGAACGGCGACGTCGTGACGCAAACCGACTTCGTGCGCGCGTTCATGGAGCGCGGGGTAGACGTAGAATTTGCGGCGGCTTGTGCGGACGTCAACGCGCTGACAACGGGCAACGTAACGTCGGAGCAACTGCGTAAACTGTTAACACGTGCGGGCGTTATGGATAACGGCGAGGCCGACGCGCTACGCAAAACGTTATCCGGGTTGCGCGCGTCTCGTGCGGACGCGGAACGCTTTGCCGTGCTTAACGTGACAATCCCGACGCGGACGTGCGAACCGTTGACGCGCGCGGAAAGCGAGTTTGCAGACAGGTATGCGCGCGACGTTATGCGCGTCCGCGAGGGCATCGTCTGCACGTGTCCGACGTGCGGGCACGGCTATTCCGCAGATAAGGTGCGCAAGATACGCGCTGAATATTACGAGGCGTGCGCACGCATGACGGAGAACAAAGAAGAGAACGCGCGTATAATGGAGAAGCTAAACGCGTATAAGGCGGAGCAGGACGCAATCGAGAAGGCGCAAAACGCGGTAGCGCGTGCGCAACGTGCGCGCGGAGCGTTAATCGAAATTGACGAGCAAATCGCAACAGTTGAGGCGCAGTTACGTGAGGCCGACAAAAACGCAATTCTCGCCGGCATGCCAGACGGCTGGTCAATCGAGACGGACAAAACGTTCAAAACGTCGGGACGAACGTCCAGCACGTGCACGTTGACGTACAACGGCGTACCTCTGAAAAGCGTAAACCGTGCGGAACGTGTACGGTTAGTCGTAAAACTTCTCGACGCCGCGCGCACCCACAAAGGTATGCAGGCGTTCCCTATCATCGTCGACAATGCGGAGAGCGTGCAGAATATCGACGTGCCGAACGTGGTCCGGTTAAGCGTCGGATAATTGTGTGGGTAGCCCCGGAAAATCGAAACGTGCGGATCATGCCCGCGCCGGGGCACGAAACGTTCGGATAGTCTGAGCGTAAATTAAAACTTTATTATTATGAGACACAAGATTGAAGAGCGTATGGTCGCCGCTATTAAGAGCGAAAAACCGTTTAGTGAATCGAACACGGGGGTATCGCCCGTGTGGGCCGGAGACAGCGTTGTTTTAGGTGTGAAAGTGTTTTTGCACGGTAATTGTATAGCACAAATAACTCCGTCGGAAAAACGTATAGACTTGCACACGTGCGGGTGGGACACAGCTACAACTACGTCGCGTATGAACGCTATTTTAGCCGGTCTTACCGATGGGGCATTTTACGTTACGTGCAGAACGTATGACAAGGCTATTGGCAAAGAGTGCCGACTCGTGCAGCGTGGCACCTCGGATTGGAACGTAAATCTCGTGCGCGGGACTACTGTTCCGACGATTCACACGTTGTACGACCTCGCAAGGTTCGGCCTGGAGGGTTACGTGGATAGACATACGTTTATATACGCGAACCCGGTCTGGCCGTATTATCATAATGTCGTTATAGCTCAAGTCGACGAAAAAACAAAAACAATTTACGTGAGTATAGTAAACTCTTCGACGCATGAGCTACATCCTCACCCACGTGGCGCCGTCGAGCGTATAAACGTCTTGCTTCGAGCAAAAACGCGAGAAGATGTCACAATTTCGATTAAGAACGGCGTACCTATTCTTATAGGTAAGCCGACGAAGTGGAAAGTTAGCATATTAGTATAGGTATGAGCGAGTTCACAAAAACGTATAGAGTCTATGTACGTTCACGCAGCGGTGATGTGTATACGTTATACGCCGGGTCTGATAGAACGAAGGCAACGGAAACGTATGCAAAAGAAGTATCCATACGCACGGGGTACGATGATATGTTAAAAAAGTTATCCGGCATAGCGTATGTCGGATTCGAGGAGTTAGTAAAGGTGACAAAACTGAAACGAGAAGAAACGCATGTTTTATGAAAACGTACAGAGTTTATGTAAGACACGACTCCGGAACCACGACTATTTGCAAAACGAGAAACCGTGATTGGGCAACGCAAATTTTCGATTCGTCGGTATCTTTGTACAGTAAGTTTACCGGGAGCTGTTGCGACCGTGTAGGCGTGCGGGCAATCGGTTTTGAAATAGTGCGGGAAGCCGAAGATTTAACGTACACAAAGTACACTAAAGAGGTACGTGTAGGTTAGCCCGGGACGGAGCGCATGGATAACCGTGCGCGCGGGATCGTTACCCGCGCCGGGCGCGAAACGTTCGGATAGTCTGAGCGTAACTTAAAACTTTATTATTATGAACAAAGAACGGTTTATCGCTATTTCAAAAGCGCAAATTGGAGAGTACGTTGCGTTTTGCAACTATCTTAACGTCTTAATCGACGTTGCGGAACGATTCGACGGCAAAACGTTGAACGTAAGATTCAAAAAAGCGGTCGATGTCGCATGCGAGCAGGTGTACAACCCTAACACAAACGTATCGTCGCCACGGTTTGGTATTTCAACCGAGGTTCGTAGATACGAGACCTGGGAAAACCGGCGTCGAGTTTCCTATCAACGTCTGTGGTTCACGTTTTATATGTGCAAGCGTTGGTTAGCGCTCGGGACGGATAAGAACGGAGTAACGACCGGAACGTATATCGACGACGATATGAATTTATCGTTTTTCGCCGACGAGGGAGTTACATCGGAAAATCGTATTTGCGCGCAAGCGATACGCGACGCCGTTGTCGCTAAAATAAAGAACGTGCGGGAAACGGTAGCGATTCTTATCGACGCTATTGACAAGTACGACTACTACCAAAAAGTGATAGCCGACTTACGTGATGCGATCGGCGAAAGCGTTGCAGAGGTTAATCCTAAATTCAGACCGCAGGAACTTACGCGATTCGCGAGCCGTGAATCGTTGGAGCAAGGGTGTAAAACTATAATCGACAGAGTATGCGGGCTTCAGAAATAATGCTACGCGGGTTCGACCGCGCCGAGAACGTTCATTTTGGACGTTACATCGGGCTGACTAACATAGCACAGTCACGTTTTGAAGTGTATCATAACGGAGAGTTGTTACTGTACGTGAACGATCCGAAGTTTGGGTTATGCAAGCCTTATGTGCATATATGCCGTAGACGCTTCACACGTTCAGTGGTTGCGTTTATTAACAAGTTCCTCGGAGGTATCGGTTGTATTAATAAATGGACAGCTATCGGAGGTAAGTTGAGCGCCGCTGGAGAGCGCAAGATTGAAACGAGGTATTGTATTACGTGGCCGACGAATTTATAGCAGGCCTGCCCCGGAAAATCGAAACGTGCGAGTCATGCCCGCGCCGGGGTGCAAGAAACGTGCGAGTCATGCCCGCGCTGGGGCACGAAACGTTCGGATAGTCTGAGCGTAAATTAAAACTTTATTATTATGATTAAAGTAACGTATGTCGACACGTGGGAGGAACCCACGTCGTTCGAGAACTTCATTGAGGACTTGCAGTACAGCGGTATCGCTCAACGTGCTTGCGTTATAACCGGGCGTCTCGGGCTGTGGGACGGCTCGCCGATCACCCCGGTAGTGTGCAAAACAATGGAAGAGGCTATCTACAAATGCGTAAATAAGTGCGTCGAATGCCGAATATCGCAACACGCTTCAACTATCATCGTCGAGGGTTTTCACCACGACGGAACAAACAGGTTCGAGATTCACGTATTAAACGACAAAGGACGTAACGCCGACTAATCGCGTTGTAATTTGTCGCGCAGAGAGTATCATTTAACACTTAAAAACTATATAATATGATCGCAGTAGGTTACGGAAAGTTCGTTATCACGGACACCAGCGTAAAAGTTAGAGTTTTTCGCGCCGGCAAAACGTCGGAACACGAGTTCGGGTCGTTAAGCGCGGCCTTACGTTTCTGCGACGAAAATCTCGTAGAAACGTGTAAAGTAGATGAGGTAGAGGTAGAGGGAACGGTAACATTACGCCCCACCGTCAGCAACGTGGAGATTGCGCTACCCCTGCGATAGCTGGATGACGTTATTAATGATAAGTAATATGAGTACGTTCGACAAGTACGTGGCGGTTACGACCACTGTTCATACTAACTACGTTCAGACGACTGTAAGATTTCAGTGGGGCGAGTGCACGTATAAAGAGTACGGTTTCGGACACTTGTCTATACCGAGGGCTATTTTCAACGCCGCCGACGAGTTAGAGGTATGCGAGCGGTACGCTCCCAGCCCTCTCGACGAGAAGTTAGACGGTTTCCCGGAGAACACGTATATCCGTATAAGTTATATGTTTGGCCGCGATCGACGCTATAAAGTGACGGAGGCGAGATACGGCGGCCCGGACGGTTCGTTCGATCTTATACGCGCGTTCGCTTCGAGTGTACCGGACGTAGTGAAGGAAAAAGTGCTCGCAAATTTTGTGGATAAAATAGATGCTGGCGATGCCGAGGGGCTACTCACGATCGTGCGTGCGCTTAAAGTCGCCAGCGGATCAAAATCATTGAAAGAATGAACGTAAATATCTTAAAGTCCGGGAGTAGCGGTAACTGCGTTGTGATTGACGATACTATCATTATCGACGCCGGCTACTGCCCGGAAGTAACGCCAAAGGGCCGGGCTGTGTTAGTTACGCACAGTCACAGCGACCACGTAAAATGTCTAGACAGGTTTGCCGACTTGCCGATTTACACGTCAAAGCAGACTGCGGATACGTTGTCGTCTCGCTACCCGTTCATACCGTTTAATATCCTCAAAACGGTGGAGGATTCGTCCGTTTTCGACATGGTGGCTCCGACGTACCGTATTCCGTTCGACGCTAAACCGGGGGAGGAGTACCTCGTGCGTGCGGTATTGTTGAATCACGACGTTCCGTGCATCGGGTTCGACATTCAGCACGACGGGGAGCGCATACTGTACGCTACGGACTTCAGCGCGTTCCGAGAAAATATCAACGTGCGTGACTACACGGCGCTGTATCTCGAATGTAACAATACGTTGCAGTACTCGGACATGGCGGACGTATTTTTCTCGGAGGCCGAGCCAAAGGACGGTTTTCACAGACGTAAATCGTTTCGCAATCATTGCAACTCGTCGTATTTATACCACCTGTTCGAGAGCGCGGGTTTTTCAGAGAGAAACCCGTGCGACATACCTCTCACACTTTTGCACAAATCAACGTACTACTATTCGACTACGCCGGAGGAGATCGTCCGGTTGTGCCGGATAGCGAACGTAAAAAATCCACTTTTATAAACCTTTAATAACTTAAACGTATGGACAGATTCCAGATCAAGGGTGCTCCGACGTGCCGCATCGTCTACCCGAACGGTTTGTTCGAGAAAAAACAAGTAAAGGGTGGGGTAGGAGACCCCAAATACAGCGCGATCATTTTGATCCCGAAAGATGACGAGGCGAAAGTTGCGCAGATCAAAGAACGTTTTGCCGAGGCCTTTGAGCAATTGCGTAAGCAGGGATTCACGGGCAAGACGCCGAAGAGTATCAATCCTAAACAATGCTGTCTCGAGGACGGGGACGAGTACGCAGACGAAAAAGATGGTGCGGAGGACTTCCGCGGCTATCTGCGTCTCAAAGTTTCTAGCAAAACGGTTCGTCCGATCGTTGTGGATAAGCAGAAGCGCGTGATCCTCAACGGTGTGCCTATCGCTGGGCTGGACGTTGAGCGTATTTCCGATGAGGAGCTCGGAAGCGGCGACTACATCTTTGCGAACGTCCAATTTTGGACGTACTGCAACTCGACGGCTCAAGGCATCGGATGCAACGTGCTTGCGGTGATGCGTATGGCTCCCGGCGATCCCATCGGAGGTGTATCGCATAACGTGGACGACTACATCAGCACCGAGGGGTATGAGTAGACCAACATACGTGGGACACGTAGTTCGATCGAACAAGACAGGCGACACCGGTCTCGTGATTAGCGAGACCGGGTCAACTGTAAACGTTAAGCTATCCGGCGTCGTCAAGACGCTACGAAAAAAGGACGTTGCGGTCATACGTTAAGATGATCGGAGCCCGGAACGGAGCGCACGGCTTCCCGTGCGTGCGGGATCGTTACCCGCACCGGGCCAAACTACTAAAACGTGAGTATATGAAAGTGTTAAGTCTGTTCGACGGCATGAGCTGTGGGTTAATGGCGTTGAGAAAATTAAAAGTAAATGTAGCCGCGTACTATGCGAGTGAAATTGATAGCTATGCGATAAAAAACTCGTCGCATAATTTTCCTGAGATTATACAACTCGGAGACGTTCAAAAATGGAGAGATTGGGCGATACCTTGGGAAGATATAGACCTAATCCTGGCAGGGTCCCCGTGTCAAGGATTCTCAAGATTGGGGAAACATAAGGGGTTGAAAGATAATAGATCCGCGTTAGTTGAAGTATTTTTTGACATTGTTTCATACGCACTACGAATGAATAAAGGTGTGCACTTTCTGTTGGAGAATGTAAAAATGGATAAAACTACGGAAAGTTACATAAGCTCAAGATTAAATGTAACTCCGATCACTATAAACTCGTCATTAGTGAGCGCGCAGAATCGAGTGCGGTTGTATTGGACAAATATAAACGATGGGGATATTCCGCAACCCGCGGATAAACGGTTATATATGAAAGACATTGTGGAGAAAAATGTGGAAAACCGATTTTTTTTATCCGAGTATACAACTGGTAAAATAATAACGGAGTACCCCACAAGCGCCGCCACGCTTATGGATAAATCGAAGTGCGTGACGACGGGTGTGGGTAGAAACATAGGAAGTCGCGGGTCTTATGTTGTAGAACGTGGGGGCATAAGGAGATTCACCGTAAGGGAGGCCGCCCGTTTACAGACGATACCTGATGACTATGCGTTCGTAGTATCGGAACGTGAGTCGTATAAAATGATAGGTAACGGTTGGACTATTGACGTGATAGCTCACATTTTAAGTTTTATGTCATGACATTATTTTTAGACTTCGAGACGCGAAGCGCCGCAAACCTGCAAGCCGTGGGCGCCCACAGGTATGCACAGGACGCCTCAACGTCAATTTTGCTATTATCGTATGCGTTCGACGACGATCCGGTTAAGACCACTGCGATTATACCGGAGGCCGTGTACGAAGCGTTGGAAAATGACGACATTTTGAAAGTTGCGCACAACGCGGAATTTGAAATGGCGATCATCCGGCACGTTATGGGCACCCCCGTGAATCCCGCGTGTTGGTTTGATACTGCGTATCAAGCCGCGTATTTTGGCTATCCTCGTGCGCTCGACCACCTTGCAAAGATGCTGCGCACGAAAAACAAGGCGTCGTCGGAGGAAATGATGTTTTTCTCCACACCTCGAAAGTCAAAAGATAAGACGATAACGTTCAATGAAATGCGTGATTTCCCGGAGGAGGCCGTGCGTTTCATCGAGTACTCACGTATAGACGTCGAGGTTCTGCGCGAGATTTATCGTGCGATGCCGCCGCTACCCGTTCAAGAACTCTTCGCTATGCGTTATACGTTTGAGATTAATTTCAACGGAGTGCCGTTTGATCTTAAGCTCGCGTATAAGATAAACACCAAAGCGTCCGAGTATTCGGAGAAAGCGGGACGGATAGCAAAGGAGAAGTACGGCATTGACAACCTACGTTCTACTAAACAGGTGCAACTTGCGTTGTTCCGCGAGCGTGTAGTGCTGACCAGCCTCAATAAAAAAGAACGTGAGGGTGTGTCGCATGAAATTCTTGACTTACGGGATCAGGCTACGGGCGCGGCGTTTTCAAAGATAATGAAAGCGGCTGAACGTATATGCCCCGATGGGCGCTTGCACGGCGAGTTCGTAGGATACGGGGCGCACACCGGACGTTGGAGTAGCCGGGGCGTACAGCTTCAAAACTTCCCGCATGGTAGTGACGACGCAACCGAAGACCTTGCTAACGTGCGTAGCTACGACCACCTGCGTCAGCATCTTCGACTGTGCATATACGCCGGGGTTACGTCTCGTTCGTTCGTGTGCGCCGACCTTTCGCAAATCGAGGCCCGTATAGTGGCGTGGCTCGCCGCGTGCGAATGGCGCATGAGGGCGTTCAAGAACGACGAGGATATTTACTCCCGCTCGGCTGAAAAAATGTTCAATATCGAAAACGTGCACAAAGGGATGCCGGAGCGTCAGATGGGAAAGTGCGCCGAGCTCGGCCTCGGCTACGGCGGAGGCGCCGGAGCTATTCAACGTATTGCGCCCGACTTTTACCGAGAGCAGGGTGAGATGAAAGTATCGGAGATCGTGCGCGTATGGCGAGGTGCAAACCCCGAGATTTGCCTGCTGTGGAGGTTGCTCGAGAAAGCGTTTCTCGAAGCTATGAAGCGAGGCTTTGCGAAGCTACAATGTGGACAGACGTTCCTAACGTTTAAGTACGACGGGCGTACAGCGACCGTCCAGCTACCGAGCGGGCGATCATTGTGCTATCGTGGTACGCACGTTGAGAACGGCACGATCTTCTACCTCGACTATTCTCGCGGTGGTGAGAACGCTGTCCGAACGAAGATGTGGGGCGGGGTGTTACTCGAAAACGTAACGCAAGCCATCGCACGAGACGTGCTCGTTGACATTATGCAACGTGTCAAAAACAGAAGCGAAGATAGCGAGTGCGTAGGCTCGGTACACGATGAGATTTGGTACGTCGCACGTGATGGAGAAACGACGCTGAACATCTTGCTGGAGGAGATGGCTCGCCCTATCTCGTGGGCCCCCGGCCTCGTGACAAAAGGTGATGGATTTACGGATTTCAGATACGTGAAATAATATGAGTGTGTATGACATAGCGTTCGGATTAAAGCGTTCGCAAACCACCACGAAGCAATACAGGCTCGAATGGGGTGAGATCGTGGAGCGTTTACGAAACGTAACTCGAACCGACGAGACGATGAAACAGTACGCCGAAATGAGTAAAACCCAGCGCGTCGACGTAAAGGACGTGGGGTTTTTCATCGGCGGCCTGTGCACTAAAAGAAAAGTGACCTACCGTCAGTTGCTCGTGATAGACATAGACGAAGCGGCTGACACTACGTTGCCGAAGTTGCGCGAATGTCTCTCCGGCAAGTCCTACATTATCCATAGCACACATAGCTCAACCCCGGAGGAACCACGATTCCGTGTGGTCGCGCCGCTTAATCGTCTCGTGCTTGCCGACGAGTACGGAGCTATCATGCGTGTGCTGCATGACAAGTTCGAGATACCTATCGACGTGGCTACGTTCGACTTCAACCGGATCATGTTCTTGCCATCTATCCCAAAGGACGCGGAGTATTTTTTTGAGACGGAGGAGGGCGACGAGTTGGACGTAACAAGCCTTGTCGCACAACTTGATAATTGGCAGGACTTGTCCAGCGTACCTGTTCCGGAGAAAGTACACGTACAAGACCCGAAGTACAAAGCTGGTTTGATAGGCGCGTTCTGCGCAAAGGTGTCCATACGTGAAGCCGTAGAAACGTATCTCTCGGACGTGTGGCGAAAAGAGAGCAACGGGCGGTATACGTTAATAGGCGCAACCACGGTAGGAGGCGGTGTTATCTACGAGGACAAATACTTGTACTCGAATCACTCGTCAGACCCGTACCTTGGCAGGTGTCATAACGCCTATGACGCAGTACGTTTGTACAAGTTCGGCGAGGGGCGACAAGGTGAGGCGGCTATGGCCTCTCTGTGTGAGAGCCTCGGCATACGTGCGGACAGCGGAAAGGCCCATCGGTTGACGATTGACGGCATGGACGACGAGGACGCGAAAGCGATACTTACCGAACTCTTGGAAGTCGATAAAAAAGGCAACCTCGAAAAGACGCTGAAAAACGCACAGACCATATTAAAATACGATCCGGAGATTCGCGACATTTTTGCGTATGACCTGTTCAGCGAAGCCCCGGTGCTTAAGCGAACACCGTCATGGCGGTCGTTCGACATAAAGCCGGAGAGCGAGGACTGCAAGAACATTCAGACGTACACGGAAATGACCGACACGGACGAAAGCTATCTACGTCTGTATTTCGAGGATAAGTACGGGTTCGACGCCCGAGCCGTGTTGACGGACGCCCTCAATATCGTGGAGCACGAAAACGCTTTCCACCCCGTGCGCGACTATCTAAACTCGCTTACGTGGGATGGAGTGCCGAGGCTGGCTACGATTTTTATAGACTGTTTCGGTGTTGCGGATTCCCTGTACGCACGTGAGGTAGGTATCAAGTTTTTCACCGGCGCTGTTCGCCGCGTGTTCATACCTGCCTCTAAAATGGACTACATACCTGTTCTCGTGTCGGAAGAGGGTTTTGGTAAGTCGAAGTTTATCCGACGTATGGCGAAGTTGTGGGGCTCCGACACGTTCTACACGTTTAACGGTAGCAAAGAGGCGTATGAACAGTTGCGCGGCGTGTGGATCATGGAGATTCCGGAGCTCAACGGTGTTCAAAGTCGTAGCACCAACAGTCGAAAAGCGTTCGTCACAAAAGGGGAGGATAGATACAGATCTGCGTATCTGAAGTACACAAAAACTTACAAACGTCAATGCGTGTTTATCGCCTCGTCGAACGACGTCGTGTTCCTCGACGATCCGTCGGAGGACGGCAGACGTTGGTGGGGATTAATATGTAACAAGGATCGTGTTAAGGTTGACATTCACAAAGATACGTTCCTCGATCTCGTGGATCAGTATTGGGCCGAGGCCGTCCACTACTATCTGCAAGGCGTATTGCCGGTTCTATCCCCGGAGGCCGAGGAAGAGGCGAGACAAATACGTTTGATACACAAGTCGGAAGATTCCGAGATCGGAGCGCTATCCGATTATCTGAATATGCCCGTCCCGCCGGATTGGCGACGTATGGCAGCGTTCGAGCATAAATCGTATTGGAACAACCAACGCGAGGCATGGACGGGCGAGCCGCGTGAGTGGATTTGCACAACCGAAGTGGCCCGCGAATTTTACGAGTACGAACGTAAAGATATGACCCCATCCATTGGGCGTAAGGTTGCAGATTCTATACGTCGAACCGGGCTGTTCGAGCAAACCACGGTAAGCAAACGGTTCGGTGAATACGGATCGTGCGTAGCGTGGTTACGAAAAGTTAAACCAAAACAGCAAAAGAAAAATGAGGAGAGTAAAACCGAAGACGTACTTATTGACGCTGGAATATATAACAAATAAGTACGGCGTACCTCGGCAGGCCGTCGAGGGGTTATGTAGGTACGAGCCTTTCGGCGTTTTGTCTCTGTACGTTGCGAACCGGGTAGAGGAACTGACAGATATACGAACGACCAGCGAAAGGTTTGTTGCGATAAACGAGGAGCTCGACCACGACGTTCACGTGTCGATGATTCGGTACTTCTACTATAAGAGATCCTACACGACAAAACTCGCTCCGAGAATCGAGCGTCTCGTGCTCCAAACAATGCGGGATAATTTTGGCGACAACAAGTTTTGGACGGATGCACTTAAATACGTTCAGCGTGGTTGCATAGACCTCACCGCGGAGTATATGTTGCGTAGCGGTCGTCTCGTTACGGACATAGCGACGGACTTACTAATATGTGAAAGTACGGTACGAATTATACGTTCGACATGGGTACGATCATAAACCTCTCGAAAGAGCGCTTGGGCGCTATGCAACGGCTCGCGGCCCGTGGTTGTCGTATAATCGAAATGCAGGACGAGACCGTGGAAGAGGTCGTGCGCGTATACGACGAGACTAAAAACGTATACTGCGTTATAGTCGACGAATACGATGACCCTATTAAAATTAACGACATTATAAACGCTGTTCAGTGTCCCGTAGTAACACCGCGTATTGAGGTTCTTGTGGACACCGGTCAGGTAAATTTTGTAGAGTATGAGTGACATTTTGCAAAGGTCGCACGAAGCTACGCTTCGGCGATTAAAGAAACTTCGGGACGCTAAAAAAGCGTCTCGTGCGCTCGAACGTAGGAAAGCGTGGATAAGCAAGCCTGCGACAGAGGGTGTGGTTGCGCGTAACTTACGCGACGCTGTTAAGAAAGCCGACGGTTTGGTGCTAAAAGTTCACCCGTTAACGTTCAGGGGTATCCCGGATTTCATCGTACACGTGATGGGGCGGACGTTCTACGTGGAGACTAAAACCACGGGGAAGAGGTGCTCTCCGGCACAAATTGAGGCTCACAAAATTCTCAAGGAGCGTGGTATCGAGACCTACGTTCTTGAGAACAGGATAGTAGAACTCGACGAGCTTTTTATGTATTCATATAAGACTTACGAAACAAACACGAGCTCTCGGTACTACCGCGAACTCACAAACGATGATAACGATGGAGAATAACGTAACTTGGGAGGCATCCCTCAACAAACTGCTTGCTACGTTCGAGAGTGATTTGACCGCTTTCACGTCGGAACTGCGTCACCACATTTTGTTCCTCGACGGAATGATTCAGAATTGGAATTACGCAAAATAGTATGGAACTGAACGATTATCAACGCAAAGCCATGTCGACAAGGCTCGACAGTTGCAACAACGACACGTATATGTTTTTTGGCCTCGTGTCGGAGGTAGGAGAGCTGTGCGAGAAAATAGCAAAGTGGAGACGTAAACGGTTCGCAAGTATCGACGGTAACATGGTCGTACTCGACACGTTCAATACGGTCGAGGTAGAGCAGAATCGTGCCGAGTTAATGAAAGAACTCGGAGATATTCTTTGGTTTGTTGCGGGCCTTGCAAGCCGCATGGACTTCTCCCTCGAAGAGGTTGCACAGATGAACATCGACAAGTTGTCCCAGCGAAAGCAGAACGGGACGATCGTAACGCATACCGATCATTAACATGGTTGAACTACATGACCACCAAAAAGCGATAGTACGTGAGGAGATTCAACGAAAGAATCTCCTCGTCGTCGCACCTATGGGGGCAGGTAAGACGTTGGCAACGCTGACTGCACTCACCGCTTTAATAATAAACCCACAAGAGCGCGTAAGAAACATTCTAATCGTAGCGCCGAAACGTGTGGCACGAAGTGTGTGGGTGCAGGAGGCGGCCAAATACGACATGCCCCTTAATATACGTTTTTGCGATCGTGCGCTCGACGTGAAGCTATTTTTGTGCGAGCCTACGCCTCACCACATAGCTGTGTGTAGCGTGACGCGCATAGAGGAGATACCTCACGGTTGCTGGGACTGTGTGGTGATGGATGAAAGTACGCTGTTCAAACACCACCGGTCGAAACGTAGCAAAGAGATACGTCGTATATGCAATAAAGTGCCTCGACGTATAGAGTTATCCGGTACGCCGGTTCACGGCGGGTACGAAAATTTGTGGCACCAATGTTTTCTGCTCGACGGAGGGGCGTCTCTCGGTAAAACGCTCGGGTCGTTCCGAGAGCGTTTTATGCGCGTCAAATATCAAGTCAACGGAGTGGTCACGGTGTTCGAGGCTGACCCGTTGAAGATACCGGACCTATTCAAAGCGTTGAAACCGCTGGTTTACGTTGTCGACTACAAAGCAAACCTCCCGGAATGCTTATTTAAGAACGTGTACGTTGACTTGCCTCGCAAAGTTCTGAAGCAATACGAGACGCTGGAGCGTGATTTCGTCTTGACTTACCAAACGGAATCCGGCATGAATCCGTATGCCAACTCACGAACCGTCATAGCGTTTTCAAGTTCTGCGCTCGGTATAAAGCTACGTCAGCTCGCGTCGGGGTGTTTGTATGACGACGAGGATCGTACCTCCTACACGGTCATGCACTCGGAGAAAATATCCGCGCTTAAAGAGATACGAGAAACGTATGACGGGGGTATACTCGTGGTTTACCAGTTCAAAAGTGAGCTGAACGAGCTACAAACTGCGTTTCCCGAGGCCGGTCGTATCGAGACCAACGAGGACGTGGAACGATGGAACCGTGGAGGTATGGGCATGGCACTTGTGCATCCCGCAAGCGTAGGGCACGGATTGAACTTACAATTTGGAGGGCACGTTATCGTGTGGTTTAGCCTAACGTATGACGCCGAGTTGTACGCACAGCTAAATAAACGACTTCACCGGAACGGACAAAAAGAGACCGTTAGCATCGTTCACTTACTTGCAAAAGGGACGATAGACGAACGTGTGCTGAAAGTATTAGAGAAAAAAGAGGGTCACGCTATTAACTTGACTAAAAATGTTTAGGATTTCAGACGAGCTGTACAGCAGGATAGCAGAGGCTATCTATGAAAAAGTAGACTGGGATGATGCTTACGTCTCGCGCATAAAATTTTTCAAATGCGGCGACGGAGAGTTATATTTTTCCATCTCCGCGATTGTAAATTTTTCCGAATCGAACAACGTAGACGGCATTGAGCGAACGATAACAGACCTTGCTGTTTTATCGTGCGTTGTGGAATATATGCGCGCGGATGAGACTATCGTTGTGACGGACTTCGATATTTCCGAGTTGAAGAAATTTTTATAAACGCAAAACGGGCCTCTATACGTCGGTTGTATAGAGGCCCGTTTTGCGTTATTCGTCGTCAGAATGCGACCGTACCCACAGGTATGTACCCGTTGATACTTTTGGCTAACGTCACGCCGATGTACGTTGGCGCTGTTAGCGTTTGTACTCTCATACCCCTTGGCGAGGCGACGGGCTGTGAAAAGTTTAGCTTAACCGTAGCGCTTCCGCTCGAAACGTGGAAAGACAGCGGGATTATGTCGGGGAAACTCGGGAAGTTGCCGTCGAGGTTTATACCGAGCTCCGCGTTAGCCGCAAGTCTTACAGAGCTCACCACGACGGAATTGTTTGTACCGCCGGCGCTTACGATAGTAGACAGCGGTATGGTCGACGATTCGAGGGACAAAGTAAGGCGGGCCCATCCTATACGTTTGTGCGGCTGGGATAGCTGTGCGTCCGCCACAGCACCGTTCGCTATCTGCGCTGGGCCTACTGCCCCGTTCTTGAGCATAGAGCCGGGTATGCCACCTTGCGTCATCATCATGGCGCACCGGGAAACCTCTACGGCCTCGGCGATAGGGATGTTGAAAAGGAACGTCGACGTGTCCGATTCCTTTCCCGTTACGATGTTGTAGGACGAGAACTGTTGACTTGTTCCTCCCTCGATAACCCGCACGTCGCCGGACGGCACGGTATCAACGTATACGCTACCTCCGACTGAAATTTTGTCGGATGCTGACGCCGGGTAGTAGTACAGCTGTCCGCCGTAACTTAACGCTCCGGCGCTGAACGTATCGTCGGATTGCAGTTGGAATCCCCAAAGTATAACCGGTGTGTTTTGCTGGGGTCCCGCGGCGAAAAGCGAACCGATTGCGTCCCACAGGGCTTGCAAGTCTGACAGACGTAAAGGTCGCCCCTGCCCGGGATTTGCGGAATTAAGCGTTAGAATGTTAGCCATCACTCAAATTTTAAGGTGTATTCAACGTAGAATGGTAGTAGAAGTTCGAGATACGCTTGAACTTCGCTTTGGCTTGCTCCGTTAAGCGCTATGATTATTTCGCCGGCGTTCGCCGCGGGGGTGTACGGGATAAGAGGATCGCCTGTTGGCGGGTACGAATACGGCGTTTGCAGCGGGCTCGTGTCGTCATACGAAACGTATATATCCACGACATACGGATTGACCACCATAGTAGCGCCGGTTATCGCGTTTATAAGCCGCGATATTTGATCCGCGCTGTTCGTGCACTCTGCTATGGCGAGTGCTATAAGACGTGCACGTCTGAACGTTTGAGATACGAACGGCAGACACAGACAAAATACGAACTTGTATAGTGTTGACATACTACCGTCCGATCTACCGCTGAACCCCCGTAGCAGAAACGCTACGAGTTTGGGCATACAGATGTACCGGAACATTAGGAGATAGTTTTAATCATGTCCATTGTGATAGGTGTGGCGAACGTAAAGGCTCCGTTCAAAAGCTGGAATACGCCCTGCGTCGGGTAAACGAACGTTCTCGTTCCGTCGAGGCCTACTTCCGATGCTACTGGGTTTCCGAAGCCGACAGCCCGCACACCTGCAAACTGCTGTATCACGTCCGAGATTTCGGTTAGCGTGACGGTGTTACTCGTGCGTAACTGCGCCTCATGGTTCAGCAGGTTCTGCGTTATCTGCGCTACGGCGTCTCCCGCGTCGACACCTCGCTCCACGTAGATAACCATGTACGGGTCGGAAATTTGTGCGACTTGCAGGGACGCTATGTTTAGGTTAAGCCCGAGCGGCTGGAACGCAGAAAAGTACGTTTTGAACGAGGCAAGTTCGTCTGACGTAAGCGCCCGAAGATGCCCGTCGTCACCGAGTGCATTTACAAGCAGGGTGTACTGCGGATACGTTCCTACAATGTAGGCCTGCTTGATAATTTGCTTTTCGGTGTCTATCGTCTCGTAAAACGCGGCCTGGCTTATCGGATCGTAGGAGAGTTGATCCCCGTTTTGGAACGCAATGGCTTTACGACGATAGTATTCTATCGTCGTAACACGTTGATTCGCCAAAGCGGCATTTATGACGTTGAGCGTGTTTTGACGCTCAAGCGCCTCGGCGTCGGCAAACGTACCTACAACGTCGATGATCTTTGCTTCGATCGAAGCGTTGCTTTCGGTTAAGTTAGGGACGAGCTGTTTCAGCGCGTTCCATATCGTAGATACTGCTCCCATACGTTTTATTGCATGAATAAATCCCAACCTCTTTGTACCTCGGAGATGTTAGCCGTCACTCCGTTTTCTACGCGAGACATTGCGGCCACGATCGGAACCATCACGTCCTTGTTTGTCGACGTGATATGGCTGTTCTCCGGAACTCCGGATTCCGAAGATACGGCGCGTATGTACGCTTCTGTGTGGTTGTTGTCTTCCGGCGGAGCCCACCTTGAGATCATGGCACGTATTGTGGACAGGCCGTACTTTTTTTGGTACGTGTTGAGCGTCACAAATATGGCACGGTAGCCATACTCGATGCTCTCGAACTGCTTAAACGACGGGTCGGAGGACGGTTTGATCTCCCCGAGAAAATTGTCGCTGTTCTGCCGGATGTTTCCGGGGTTATTGTTTCGTAGACCGCGTGACATGATGATTTAGAATAAAAGTTTCACGATAAAGAAGTGCACGGCACCACCCAGCGCAGTACCAATGAGATTACACGTAAAGTCTAACCAATCCCACGACTTGATAGACTTCGAGGCTTGTACGTCTTTAGCCTCCGTGATAAACGACGCACCCACGCCTGCCTGCCAACCGAATACCGCCGACAAGACGAAACACCCGATAATGTGGATGTACCGGTTAGATTCTTTGAACCACGATATTACGTTCATGTTATATAAATTATGTAAGAGCCTACCACGTGACCATTGTATCCGCGTACCCCTGCGCCTGCGCTATGATAGGTTGCAGGGCCGCAAGGTCAGTCGTGAACGGGGCCTTGTCTTTAGCCAACTCGTTGTAAACAGTTGACACGGTTATGTCGAGCTCTTTTCCGACAAGGCCCGGCGTCCACGTTTGACCTATATCGTTTACGTCGCTTCCCGGTGACGGCATATCGGAAAAACCGATACGGGCGCCAGCAGGTAACTGTTGCAGGATGGCCGGTACACCGGCTAACGACCCGTAAAGGTTGAAAGCGAGGTCGATAATTGTAGTGTTCGGATCAACTATCATACGTCCCTTTGAATTGAATATCGTTTCCCGATAAAGTTATTGATACGTTCGAGGCCCCATCAGATTCTGCGGCACGAACCGCCTCGGAGATCACCGCGCTTACCGCCGAGCTACGTTGATTCAGCATGCGCGAGCCGAGTTGGACGCCCACCTCCGGGTACGTTACGCGGCATACCTGTGACATAGCTATAAGGGCCACGTTTTGGTTACTCGTGTCGGCGACGACAAAGCTACCGTTTGACCCGATAACTATGTCGTTATCGTCGAAGTTAAAGAATAGAGCGCTTATCATTGTAAAACGTTTTTATTCTCGTAGTCGTCGTTCGAGAAGTCCTGCACTTTGATCTGCGTGAATATCGTACCCGTGGTTGACCCGGAGCCGGAGCTCGTGCTGACGGGGTGCGAGTGCGTTGCTATGTTCGCTTGGATTTGGTTTATCTGCGCGCATAGACTGTTTAACGCTTTTGTCAGTTTCCCGACCTCCACCAACCCGCCGAGATCGCCCCCGTTGAACGTGACCGTAGGCCCCGACACGTTTATCGACGCCCCGGAGGTCGTGAGGTTTATGACGTCGTTTTCTGCATCTAACGTAGCACTAACGTCTCCCGATACGATTTCGATATACGATACCGCAGACATACCTACAAAGATAGGTGTGTTCAAGTTGCTATCGAGGAACGCGATAGCGGCTTGCGAGCCCACCACCGGTATGACGGTTATCCGGCCCGAATCAAACGGCAGGAACGATAGCGGTACGGGGAACGTGTTAGTATCTTCGTATATGTACACGTTGGCTACGCCAGCTTCTTTGTCTACCGACGCCACAGTCACGGACGTTGTGCGTAGCCGAGAGAATTGTCTCGCCAACTGTCGGCCGAACGTCGCACCAGCATCTTCTATTTGATCGTATTTCATATAGCAAACACTTTGTCCGTTACTGTCAGCGTTTGAAAGTACCCCGAATCGTTGCAAGATAATTCGTATTCAAGGACGTAATAGTTACCGCTCAAATCGGCGAACAGCGTGTGGTTCAACTGAACAGACTGCAACGGTTCGATCTTCGGGTATAACGGTATGACGATACGTCCTTTGTTTCGCAAACCCTGCATGGACAGAAGTTGCCTGTCTGCCGCGGCTTGCAACCCCTCCACGGTCTTAAGCGGTGAGTACGAGCAAATCGTTTCGGCGTACTTTTTATCGAGTGCGCTTTTCTGTTTAACGCTACGAGAGTTGCGAATACCTCCAATGGCCGTGTATCTTTTGCCGTTTTTTAATGTGCCGGCTACCCGTACTTCGTAATTGATAAATCTGCTATCCTCACGTATAAGATTAGTATCGAAGACGTTGTAACGGGTGTCGAGCCGCTCCGCTGGCCTTGTTGAATCTTTAGTAAGGGCTCCGACGTAAAGCTCTCCGTTATCTGTTACACCCCCGTACAGGTACATTTGTTGCATGATGCCTTGTATAGTGTCGTAGGGGCTACAATCTACCGGGTTATTAAACGGGAATGTACCCGTCTCGGCTTGAACGTAGGGCCCCTCACTTACATACTTTAGCTCAACGACGTTCTTGCTGAACCCAGCGTTCTCACGCTCCTTTTTGAACGCTTCGTTTGCAATCGGTATTATATCGTTTGCAATTTGAGACATAGTTACGTCTCCCCACGTTTTCTGAATCCGGCCAAACTTTAACGCAAAGGTCATGTCCCGAGCGTAGATCGTCATGGGGAACCCCTCAACTATCTGCTCGATGAATCCATGAAATACGGTAAGTTTGTCGTAGCCCTCGTACCAGCAATTCACCGTGATTTCGGCGAGAGTTTTAACGAGGTTTGGAGCAAACTCGTACCGAAGTCTCGGTTTAGCGCACCCCGAATTTGTTACGCCAATCGCGTACAGCGGTATCGTTATGACAGCGGAGTCACCGAGCTGTCCGTCATTGCCGGAAACACGTAAGGTCTCGAACTGACCAACGTTTATCCCCTCAATGATAACTTCGTTTCGACAAATAACGCGATTGCAATTCATACTACGTGTCCGAATTGAGCTCACGGAGATCGAATGCGATTAGGTTCTTTCCGTCTCGCGTTTCTCCGAATTTCACCTCCGTGAGGGAGAAGTTAAAGTCATACGTGAGCATACCTACTCTCGGTGTGAACTTGTACTCGGTCATGAAAACATACGTCACACCGAACGTGTTGTTTATCATATCGTTTCGTATGGCGAAGATAGCATCGTCCTCGTAAAATTCTCGGAGGAACGCCGCTAACTCTGCGACCTTTGCGTTAAGCGTCGAGCCGTTAGCCGCCTCTACGATTTTGAGAGATTCTTGCGCCTCTCGAAGCGTTATTCGCAAGGAACAGTCGATTGTTTTTGCCTCTTTGCGTGTCTGCTGGATAATATCCGGCCCGTCGACAAGAGCAGATACGTTGAGCCTTTTCCGAGCTTGCAACGTAAACGTCTGCGACATTGGCATAAAGTAGTCTCCGAGTTGCAACGAGTACAACTTTGTGTAGTCGAATCTGTCAAGCCGGCCCCACGTTTGCGATTCGGCGGTTCCTTGCTCCACCGCTTGCGACGCTTGCTGGGCAAGGAACGGCGTCGATTCATTCTTTTTCTTGAATAACCCCGCCGTCCCGATACCGATCCACGTTTTTGCCAACGTGACAACCGGCAGATTCTGCGCGATGGACACAATATCTGTCGCTGTCTCGACCACGTTATTGATATACGCACCTGCCTCATTGTGGTAGGTGTTGCGCATATTAATCGTGGACGTAGCTATCTCTTTCTGAAGTTGTCCCATAATTAGAAATAACCCGTTGACATTTTACCCGTCGCTCCGAGGAGCGCTTTTTGTACTGCCTGCGACGTAAGTTGCTCGATGCTTTCACGCACCTCCGCAACGACTTGCGTCGGATCGTCCGATACGATCTGGCTGTCCCACTTAACGATCGCGTCGTTGAAATTAATAGTCAGACTGCGCATACCTCTATTAAACCCGGACATGCTCGACCCCTCGTCACCGAGGCCGGTGCCCACGTCTCCACGTAAATCGGGTATCTTCGATATGTTGTCTTTCATGCGTCGAATCTCCTCGTCGGCCCACAACAAAGGGTACTCCGGCCCGAGCCTCGTCGCCGCGTAAGCATCCTGTGGATGCGCAGTCATATAATTCGAGAAAAACGTGTAATTGTCCGACGGTAAAATACTTCTCGCCTTTCGGCTCATGATAGAGTTATACCCAATAACGTCATATTTTGATTGAAGTACCGACGTCTTTGACGCAAGCGGACCGTAAGCTATGACTGCGTTTTGCTTATTCGGATTCGCCGACCACTCCGATTTCCATCTGCTGAACGTCGATTCAAATTCGAGTTTTTGAATCTCCGGGTCGGAGCTCCGCGCGAGCCCCGACGCCAACCACCGAGAGTATATTTCGCTTTTAGCGGTACTAACAGACTGTTCGATTGTGCGTCTACGTTGATCGCGTGCGCGTCCGCGGCTCACAGAATCCCCGATGTCAATACCGAGGAAGTCAGCCACTGCCGTAGTTAGCCGACTTACCGTGCTTGTGATGGTATCCGTATTATCCGTAAGATATGAAATAAGTTCGATCAAAGAACTTACCGAATTGCGGAAGCCGGTATCATTACTCAAAGAAGTGATGAGCCCCGACAAAGCATCACCGATAGAACGTATTAATTCTGCCGAGTATGACGCTACTTTCATCCACTCCGGGTTTTCGGCCAACTTCGCCCACATATCCTGTGTAGCTACGCTTACCATACCTCGGGCTTGCATGATAAGGCTTGACGAGTTTTCAAGGTCGTACCTTGTCAACACGTCCATGAAGTTGGCCTTATCTTTAAGCCACGAGTTTGCGTCGATCTGCTCGCCACGTTTTGCGATCTCGTCGAGAGCGTAACGCTTAAGAATCGGGGCTTGGTTCAACAGCTCTCGGATGTCTCGCAAGTTCGGCGAGTCCTGCGCGAGAATCTGCTGGAAGTTAGTCATGACGCGCTCAAACGGCGCGCCGGACTGCTGTGCCACCAAACCACCTACCCGGGTTAAAGCCGTTGCGTCCGAAATGTTAAGCGTTCGACCTTTCGTTCCAACGCGTAAACCTGTAAGAACGTTGATAGTCGACAACGCTACGGATCGTTCCAATCCGTAGTTCGATGCCAAAAGGTCTGCGTTTTCCTGCGCCCGCAAGAACTCGTCGCCCATACCGAGACGGGCTTGATTCCTACGTTGAATGATACGGACACCCTCCGCCATACCCTCGGACATAAGAATCCGATTCAGAGCGAACATACCTATGGCACCGGTAGCGTACTGCCCGGCGGTCACTTTGATCACCGCTTTGGCAATAGCCTTACCTATGGAGGTTACGATGCCGGCGGCTATGCCGAGCGCGTTCGCTCGGCTCATGAAAGATTCTGCGTCTATGCCGAGTATGCGACCGTTCGCATCCGGCTGTAAAATAGTTGAAAATCTACCGCTGAATCCGCCCATACGGAATCCCGTGCCGTATGAGAAAATTCTCGTTGACCGATGCCTGCGGTATTGAGTAGCGTTTTCACGTTCAAGCTCACGATAGTACGCTGACATTGAACGCAGAGCGTCGCTTCGACGGGTAAGACTTTCGATGTACTCCCGAAACGCCGGGTCTGACCTACCTGTTCCTGTGTACGACCCACGCCCAGCGGGTGCGGCGCCTACCCGTATAATCCGGGTAGGAATAGACGCGGAAACCGAGCCTACCGTTCGTAGGGCTTGGGCGAGCGTAGTTGCGTTAGCGGCGGCCAAACCGAGCGCCGCCGCTAACTTCTCCGCTCTCTCTACCGCGTTACCGGTGAGATTCAGTATGATACTATACTCTGCCATCCCTAACGTATTTTTCTATCTTTTCGTCGAGCCCGCTTATTGACCACGGGGATAACTCGAAGCAACGCATTAAATGATACGAGGCCTCGAATAACTCCTCCACCAATGTTCGGGGATACAGCTTATCGTCGAGCATAACGTGGTACGGAATGTTGCAATAGTGCGATACGAATACACGTTTAACGAACATTGGGTCGCTTTTCGTTACCCGGTTCAGCACTTTGAACGTATGAACGAGACGCTTTGCCTCGTCCTGTTGTTCCTCCTTTACGCCCGGAATATCCCCCGTCGGGTAGGTCAGTCGTTCATAAAAAAATCGCGCAACGATTTCTGCACGTCGACGTCGTGAAGCGCGGTTCGCGCGGCCCGTAAGTCGCGGCGAACGCAACTTACGTCACTTTTTTCGTTAAGCAGATCCGCCTCTTTGTGTACCACAAAGAGCTCAACAAACCTACGGGCGGCGTCGTTCTCTGTCTTGAACGGAGACGGGGCACCGGACGCCATGTCTGCGTAGTTGAAAGCGAACTCTACGTGATCGTCGTTTCGACGATTAAACGGTACGAGTTCTACGATGATGTTTTTGTCGCCGTCCGGTGTGAGGACGTTGCGAAGTTCGAGTTTCTTAAATTCCATATCCTGCAATGTTTAGTGGTTTGCGATGTAGGGAGCGGTCAAACTCCCTACACCAAAATACGGCCCGCACCTATGCGGGGACCGTAACGCGCTTCTTTCCGCGAGCGCGGAAACGCCACGACTTGAGCGTCTCGGTTGCGCGACGTTCAACGGCGTCGCCCTCTTCGAGACCGGTACAGTTGTAGTACGTTTCCGTGGTAGACGTCGCCGGTACGTCACGGCGCTTGTGCCAAACAGCCGTGATCGTCGCCGCTTCGACAATCTGTCGGATGTGCGTGATCGGGTTGTCCGTGTTAGCCGTAGCGGCGGCCAGCGCGTCGAGGATCGTGTTAGCCTCCGCTTCCTGCAACGTGAGCGACACGTCATACGTGTTTCCTCCGTTGTCAGTTGCGATCGGCTCACCGGTAGAGATAGCTCCGATGTCGTCCGTCGTACCCGAAATGTTCGCGGTGAAGTTGGATGCCGTCTCTACCTTGTAGGCGACACCGATAACGTCGAAGTTGATGTACACGTCGACGTCCCTTGCTCCAATTACTTTCTGCATACTACGCGAGACTGCTTACATAGAACACAAAGGCGTCAACCCACCGCAACGTCGGAGCGGCGAGAATCTGCAACGTAACTTCCCAGGTTCGCGTACCTACCATGTCGTTGTTCTGCGCAACGAGAGAGATACGTGCGTCGGAAATATCGCCCGATTCGATGTAGGGGTTGATTACCGCCGCTGTTGCGTTGTCGATAACAACCTGCTTGTACGTCGGGTCGATGTCTCCGGACGCGCTGACCGGGACTTTGCTGTTAATATACGGCGTAAAGAAGTCGCGCAGATCGTCGACCATAGACGCGATGGTTCTTGCCGCTTCGAGAGTACTCAACGCTGTGGTAGCTTCGGCACACGTAGCACCGTCGTTGAACCACAGGCCGTTGCGGGGCGGACGAGTACGTGCGAAGATGTACTGCTTGTTTCCGAGATCGTTGATCGTGTCGAGCGCGATCGTGCCACACGGTGTGTTAGCGGGAAATGCAGCCCCCTCCGGGTCAACGAAAAACAGAGAGGTGTCGAAACGAGCCAGCGACGTGTCGCCGATAGACGTCCCGACAGAGAGCTGTGACATGTATCCGCCAACACGACCTACGATCGGCCGCCCTCCGGCCTTGTCCGTCACGATAACTACCCCTACCATCGTTGCATCCTGCTCGGATAAGTCTTCCATCGAGGTCGACCCGTTCTCCGCGAGATTTTCCGTAACGAACTGCTGGCCGTCGAATACGCATACGACCGAGAACCCCTCCGTGTACGCGGAATTGATAGCCGTCTGAACATCGGCCGGGGTTATGCCGGCTTCCTCCGACGTGAGAGAGATCATGATGTTTCGGGGACGATACTCGAATCCGTTTGCCACGGTCTCACGCAACCACGGAACGAGCGTTCCTTTGATTGAGTTACCTGCGTTGCTTTTGGGTACACCTACAACCCACAGAATATTTCCGTTGTTGTTGATAGCGGAAGTGGGATTGTAGAAGTCGTTGACCTGCTTATACAACTCCGGGTTGTTCGCCTGCGTTACCCCGAGCGCCGTCAACCCGGACGGAGAGGTAATCATGTACGGTTTAGACAGCTCCAACGGCAAGGTTCCACCGGAACCCGCCGTCGCGCCTGCAACAATCAGCATCGAATTTGAGTTGACCTGCGGGGTCGATCCGAGCTGTGTGTTGGTGACTTGAATGTTAATGCCTGTCTGTGCCATACCTACTTGGTTTTCGCGTTACCGGGTTCCTCGATAACGCTGGTTGCGTCGAGAATCTTGGGCGCCTCTTTCACAAGACCGAGGCTCTTTTTCACGTCGTCCACGATCGTAGCGTCTACCGGGCCGTCGGCTTTGTACTCACGTTCTTTGGGCTGCGGGGTCGTGCGCATCTTCGGGATAACCGCATCCTTGAACAGCGCCGCGAACACACCCGTGTTCTTTGCGAACTGTTTAAGGTTGTCGTTCGTCACGTTTTCCTCCGTGATCTCAACGTAGCCGACAAGTTTGGCCGGGTCGTCGATTATCATGTTCCGGACGCGCACAGCGTTCTCAACGACACTCTTTGTGCGAAACATAACGCCCTCCGACGTGACGTACAGCGTTTTGTACCGACGAACGTTCGTGGCGATCTCGCAAATCTGCTGGATATTGAAAGTTGCTTTCATGTTTTACGTTTTTATGGCAGACCGGTGTTACCCGGTCTGCCTGTTCAGCCTTACGCCTGTACCGCCGGCGCGATAACTGCGACACCCTTGCCGTTTTCACGTGCTACGGTGGCGCCGGTCGACATCCATCCCGACATGGTGATACCGTAGTTCACGGGGTCGGGCATGACGATGACGTCGATCGAACCTACACCTGCGATGATCTCACCCTCGACGAACGCAACGGCGGCGCCTACGTGGTTAGCCGTCGTTACGGCGGCCGTAGTCGCGTCGATCGAGCCGTCATCGCTGTCAACCGTTCCGTCAGCGTACATGGCCGGGTCGAGTTCAACCTTGTTCGACGTCGTGTTGAAGCGAGCGACCGGATTACGTCCGCAGATACGCGACCCGTTGTACTCGAAGCCGCTACCGACAGAGCCGGACAGGTGCGGAGTGAGCAACGTTTTGAACGTCGGATCGGTTGCGAGCTTGGTGAGGAGGTTGGACGGAACAACGATCTCGACCTTACGATCGTTCAGACGGTAGTTCTGCGTAAGGAACGCACCTACGGCCATCGTAATGTCGTCGGACGAGATACCTTTGATGTTCACGTCCGAGTTGGGCGCCTCGATCGGGAACAGACCCTGCGACGAGAACGAATCACCCGTCGTGCGGAGCACCGTAACACCATCGGTGTTTGCGGCCACCTGGAGGATGTACGTTGCTACGTCCGACATGAGCGAATCCATCGCAATCGACCAACCCCACGACTGCTTGTCGTATGCGAGGATAGCCATATCGGCGTACTGGAACGTGATCGGCTGAATCGAGAACACCTGACGCGCGATCGTGCGCTTGATGTCGTCGTAGAAGTAACGCTGTGCGTTGACCGGCGTGGTCGAACCCACATACGTGGCGGGATTTACACCGCTCTCAACGTAGATAGCACCCTCGCGGTCTGACATGGGGACGAAGCGGATCGACCGCATGAACGTGTTGTCCGGGAGGAGCTTCTCGAGGAACAGCGACATCCACTTAATGACGCCGAGGTCGGCGGCAGTAAGGGTAGCCGCGGCCGCACCGCCAGCGGCGCACTCTACGAGGAACTTCAAACCGTTCTTACGCTCGCGCGTAATACCGTTGGTGAAGTTGCAAGCGTTTGCGAGAACCACCATACGCTCGTCCGACAGCATGGCGCTGGCGAGCATGCGTACAGTCTCTACGTTGTCCGGGTTGTTGTCCGCGGACGTTGCACCGCTACGGAAAGCGGAGTTCAGCGAGCTGAGACGTGCCTTGAACGCCTCGTCGCACATGATTTCCTTAAAAGTTTTCGGCATATTGCGTGAAATTGTTTGGTTGTCCAAAACTCGGTCATGCCAACTCATACCTGCTGGCATGGTCATTTTACGTTTGGGTTCACCCTCCGAAGCGTCGATGGGCTCCGGTGCGGGCTCCG